TTTTATTGTAGCCAAGGGTTGTTTCGCCCTGAGTTCCAATCCAACGATAGCGACACTTCCATACCGCCACCTCCACGTCATTGGACTTCGTGCGATGGATTGTCAAACCACAATCAGCCTTCGCCCACCACGCCATTGAACCTGAGATAGCCATGCCATCAGGTCTAGGTAAATCCATGTTCGAGCGAGTGATCTTGCTTGGGTGAGCAACGAACCAAATGTGAACGCCATACGCTTTGGCAAACGCTTGCATGCGAGTGAGCATGCTTGATATAAACTCATGCTCTGCCATGCCCGACTTGTTCTCAATGTAGTTGTATGGGTCAACCACCAAACCACGTATGCCTGTCCTTGCTACTGCTACTCTTGCACGTTCAAGAATGGATTCAATCGATGATGGCTCTGCACCTTCGGAGTCAAGAAACAGGAAGTGATTCTCTACCCATTTAAACGCCTCATCTTTATCCTGTGGGGTCATCCGATTGTTGCCCTCAAAGAATCTCTTCTCCTTGTAAATCTCCATCAAGCGAGAGATGTGGACTTCGGGCTGATTTTCAAATGAACAAATAGCAAACTTCCAATCGTGAACCTTGCCAAGGTTGACCATCAACTGATCAACAAAGTTGGACTTACCGCATGATGGATAGCCAGTGACAATCGTCAACTGACCTTGAGCCACCGTGTAAATCTGATCCACATTTGAATAGCCTGTACTTGTTCCCTTGCCAGTTCCTTTCCCCCATAGGTCGTTTAAACGCTCTTCAAACTTGCTGGCGGAGGATAATCCCGCAACTGGATACGGCTCGGCTTGGTCGATAATGTTTTGCACAACGCCCGCACCTTCAGCCAAGAATGCCTCATTTAAATCCTTGTAACCAAACTTAGCGATCCGACATTTATCCTTTCCAATACTCCTAGCCAGTTCTTCTGCCAACGCCTGTCCCGCTGAATCGGTATCGGTTGCGATGGTGACATAAGGTACATCCTTCAACATGTCAAAGGCGTTCCATACAAAAGTAAACCGCTTGTCTTCCGAGGCATCTATCTTGCCATCGGTCACCTTCATAGGAGCACCGCTTGGCACTGACAAGACGTTCTTTACACCGCACTCGATGAGTGTCAGGGCATCTATCTCACCCTCAACAATAACCACAGGTAAGTTTTTGTCTACGTTGTCAATCCCAAAGAAGTCATGTGCTCCACCCGCATCTTGCGTAAAGTCCTTCGATTCAATCGAGCGGTACTTAGCAGAAACATACACACCACCACGGAAATACGGGAAACCAATTGAGTCAGTCTCCTTGTTTAAACGAGCAAAGTATTTCTGGGCGGGAAACAATTTCATCTCATCCGCAACCCTCTCCGATATACCACGTGACTTTAAGAAATCGTAATGTTGTGGTTGTAACTTGGTGATAACAGGGGGTTGCTTTAATGGGATCACATTTTGCTCCTTGCGGTAAATCGGTTGATGGTTTTTTTTGTTGGGCACAAGACCTGACACTCCGCAATGATGGCAGTGGTAAACCAAACCTTCGGGCTTGCGGTCAATCTTGAGTTCTTTGAGTTTAAACTTCTTGCGTTCGGGAGAACACATGGGACAAACGACACGTTGCGTATCGTCAATGTATAGCGATTCGATCAGTTCAGCGACTGCATTCAATTAAGCCTCCTACGGAAATGTTTATTTTTTATTATCAGATTTGTTCGCACTTGGTGAACGCAATCTGAGGTTGCCTACGGTAGTCTTGCCACCGCTTTTTATTGGTTTCACATGATCAATGTTTTTGCCTGTTCTATCGACTCCTTTCTTGTCGTATAAACGCCTTGCTTTCTGACGTTCGAGTTGCCCCTTGTCATCACCTCTTGCGAGTTGAGTTTGATATTCTTTTTTCCAATCACGTTTGTCTTTAGTTGCCATAGACACTCCTTGTATTTATAGATACTCAACGTATCATCTGCCCTTTGGAGAGGGCAGACCTAGCCTTAAACTGGTCTGCCTTCACGCACTGCCCCACGGCTTCGGTACGACCCGACAGACTTTTCGTGCGAGGGATTCTATCTTCGCCTTCCCTTTTCGGTGTCTAACGCACTAACCACACTACCGACAATTAAGCCCCTTGACCGTGCCGTTTTGCATCGACAATCAAGAGGCGAGGTGTCATGTTAAATCTAATTCATATTGAAAAGCAATAGGGGTTCGGGTAAAACACTAGAAATATTTTCGGCGGCGGTTTTTTAGATTGTTTAAACAGTCTTGGTTTAGCCGGGTTTAGCCGGATTTAGCCGGATGAGTTGTTAATTTTAAAAAAAAGGGAGCAATGCTTGGCATCACTCCCTTGAACTCCATGAACTGGAGAGGCAACCGCAATGTCCGTAAGACAAAGCAGAAATTTAATTGTGCATTATAAAATAAAGTTTGCAAAGAGAACGTTCTATGATGTATCATTGAGGCACTTATCTTGATTAAGCCTCCTGACAAGTAGACCAGTAGGTCGGAAAGCCACTCATTAAACCGAGTGGCTTTTTTTATTGCCGTTCACAAATTTCAATTTCGCAACGAGGGTTCTCCTTGTCTACGCCCATCCAGTAAATATGTTTCTCTTTGACTTGCCTGTCGTTCTCATACGCAACGTCTTGCAGTAAATCCAAAATCAAACTTTCATCGAGGTCAGGTCTTCGAGATGCGTACCAAATACGAATCGTTACCACCACGTCACCAAGAATTTTTTGGCTTGCAGGTACAACACATTGACGTTTAAACGCTGATGCATACGACAACGCCTTCTCGGATTTGATGGATGCTATCTTGTTGCCAAACTTTACGATCCTCCGACTGTTTGCTTTAGAACACGGTTCGCCAAATATTTTTAATGATAGTGCTTGCATTGTGTCCTTAATTGTATTAGCATTGAGTTTCTTTTATAGGAGGCTACATGAAAATCACTAACAAGTTTAACGTACCTGAGACCCTTTTGGCGCTCGCATCGAGAGACTTTTATTCAAAGGGTAAGTCAGACTTCTCAGTCACAGAGATCATCTCACCGCCACGCATACAACGTCTTAGACGCAAGCATTGGGACGAGATAGAGCAAGATGTATCAGAGATGCTATGGATGCTCTTAGGCACTGCATTGCACGTGGTAGCAGAACGTTCTGAGGTATCAGGTCACACCAACGAGGAGCGCCTTACAGTGGGCATTGACGGCATCATGTTGTCAGGTGCTATCGACTTGCAAAAAGAAGACGAGGATGGCATCACCATCACCGACTACAAGTTTACATCAGCATGGGCGTTAATGAACGACAAGCCTGAGTGGGAACAACAACAAAACATTTACAAGTATTTGGTTGAACGAGTCAAGCGCAAGCCTGTCAAGGCGTTAAAGATTTGTGCGCTCATTCGTGATTGGTCACGTAGAGAGGCGGTGAACAAGGAGTCATATCCACAAGCAACCATTCAAGTGATTGACATTCCTATGTGGTCAACCGAAAAGGTTGAGGCGTATATCAAGGAGCGTGTTGAGTTGCATCGTCAGTCCAAAGTGCAAGACGATTGGGATGAAGAATTAACTTCATGCACCGAGGAAGAAAGATGGATTCGGGAAACAAAGTATGCAGTGAAGAAGGAGGGGCGCAAGACTGCCATACGAGTTTTGGAAACAGAGGAAGAGGCAAAAGAGTTGTTGGCAACATTGCCACCAACCGCAAAAGGATTCATAGAAATCCGAAAGGGAGAGGCGATACGTTGTACAGGAAATTATTGTGGCGTATCCAAATGGTGTAGTCAGTATCAATCCACATTAAAGGAATCAGAAGATGAAGGTGTTTAAAAAGTTATCAGAGGCACGTGTTGCTTTGCAGTCACGTGAGTTGACCAAGTCAGGTCATAACAAGTTTGCGGGTTATAAATATTTTGAACTGGGAGATTTTCTTCCCGCCATTCAAGAAATTTTTAACGATGTTGGTTTGGTCGATGTCATATCTTTTACCAATGATGTTGCAACCATGACCATCTACGCACACGAAGATGGATCGTCAGTTGTGTTTACATCGCCTATGGGTTCAGCCTCATTGAAGGGTTGCCACGAAGTGCAAAATATTGGTGCAACCGAAACCTATCAAAGGAGGTACTTATATACCGTAGCGATGGCGGTGAGTGAGCATGACGCACTCGATGCAACAACAGGAGGCATAGCCCCCGAAACAAAAACAGTTAAGGCAGAGCCAAAAGCAAAGCCCGAAACTGGCGAGGCAAAGGTGATACCCACCGAGCCTGATCCAAGCAAAGTTTTATTTGTCGATAGCATGATTGAGTTCAGTGCGATATGTGGAACTTTGTCTGAGTTGACTTCTTTGTGGAAAGCAAATCAAACTCAGATTGATGATTTGAAAGTTACAGAGAAAACTGAGTACAAGAGACTGCAAGCAAGTTTTGCAGAAGTTAAAAACAAATTTAAGGACGAAGAATAATGGATAAGAAATTTGAAAAGCGCCCCAACAGTGGCGCATTGTTTGCGGTCAAGAGCAAGAAGAATCCTAATCAACCTGACTACCGTGGTGATGTTTTGATTAACCTGAATGACTTTGAAATTGTCGATGGACAAATAACCATTGCGTTATCAGGATGGAAAAAACAATATAGCCAAGGAACTTTCTTGTCTATTCAAGCACAAAAGCCTTACGTTGCAAACGGTCAACAACAAACATCAAACCAAGGAGATACAGATGAAGACATCCCATTCTGAAATTACAAAAAAGAAAGTAGGCAGACCATTGGGTTCTAAAAATAAACCAAATAAAAAAGAAAAGTTGCCAGCGAATCAAGATGCTCGTTTAAACGACCTTGTTCACCAGCAGGCTTTGTTGGAACATATGGGACGTATCAAAAACTTGGAGCACCAAGCAGTTGGTTATCGTGCGGTCATCTCTTATCTCTCACATCAGTTGGGACTTAAAGAATGAGTGCACTTCAGTTTGAATGCGTTAAGGTTGCGCTAAAGCAAGACCGTACTGGATTCATTCTGACCATCAGTATCCACCCTGACGAGATACCCGAAGAACTTGTTCGGGATTTTGTTGGGGCTAGATACGGTGTGGCAATGGTTCGTATACAGGACGATGAGTCTGCAACACCTTACAACAATCGAGTCAAGAAGTCAGGTTTACTTTGCCGTAACCATGTCTTCCACAAATGGCTTGACTACGTTGGATACAAAGGCGTTACCGAGAAGGGCGATAGCGATGAACAGAGAGCAGTAACTCATTTGTATGAGGTATGCGAAATTTCTTCACGCACTGAACTCAACGGTAACAAAAACGCTCAGAAAAAATTTGATGAAATGGTGGATGAATATGAACGATGGAAAGAAGAAAGCGACCCGTTTTAAAACGGTTGAGCCAGTGATGATTTATTTGCCGAAGAGTGATGCCGATGCTTTCCGAAGGTACTCAAAGAAAAGTAATTTGTCTAACTCGCAGATTGCTAAAGAGGGTATAGCCATGAGGATGGCGGGTGAAACAGACCCGTACAACCAAGGATTCAATAGCGGTTTAAACGAGGCAATGCATATCGTCAGAAGCACCGAAGGGGCGAAGATGATGTTCCCATCAGGAAAATCATTTGCAGAACTTGTGTGTGAAGAGATTGAAAAATTCCTCCGAGGTAAACAAAATGACTGAACAAGATCGTATGCATCTTGAATGGATTTATACAGGGTTAGCCATGATGGGTTTTATTGTTAATGGCGATTACTCTGTAGAAGAAATTCCATACAGATCAAAAGAGTTGGCGAAAGCCATGCTTGCAGAACCCGAAGAGTTTGGCATCATGGCGATCAAACCTAAAAAGAAATACACACGCAAAGGGGACTGATATGTGGGAAACAATTTTGATTGTGCTTGTTCTTGGATTTGCATTTGTTGGTGTTTTTGTATCTGTTGGCGGTTTAATTATTTATTGTTTACAGTCTTACCAAGATTATCAGTATAGGAAATCACGCAATGAACATGATTAAATTTGATATGAGCAACAAACCACCACGTAGAAATGAAAGACGTAAAGCACGTGAAGAAAAACGGAAAAACAGATGAAATGTCCAAAGTGCCAAGTGCCTACAGAAGTCAGAGATACAAGAATAAACAAAGACTATGTAATGAGATACAGAGTTTGTTTCAACATGCATCGGTTTAAAACTGAAGAACGAGCAGTAACTGAACCTAGATTGAAAAAAGAAAAACGTGTTCATTAAATTGTCTACCTCTGAACTACGCATGTGCCGATTCATTGGTGCGATGCGTTACGCTACAACCAATGATGCCTGTGCCGAGCAGATTCAATCTGACCTCGATCCATTAGGCATTGTGGTTGACGGTGTGATTGGCGAGTACTGCGTTGCCAAACACCTTAATTTACATTTTAGTTTGGACACCGACCTACGAGATTGGGGTGCTGACCTTATTGGTAGGAACGGAGAAACGATAGATGTAAAGACGACCCGCAAACAGGGAGGGCGTTTAAACGCTACAAGAACCAGCCAGAAAAAGAATTTTGATTACTACATTTTGTGTGAACTTGCCAACGATGGGGCACACATAGTAGGAGGCATTACAAGGGAGATGTTTATAAACGACAAGAATCTTGTGATGGGAAAGAGAGGCGAGTACTATGCCATTGACAGGAGCAGACTCAATGACGGAATTTAAAACATGGTCACAGGAATCTCTTGCTGACTTTGCATCTGATTCTTTTAAACGAATTAAAGAACAGGATGATGCTATTGAGCAATTACGCAAAGATTTATCTGATGCAATGAAATTACTGCGTGAACTAAATCGCCAAAAAAATGAGTTTGTGTTTTGTGCTGAATGTGGTGCTGATGGTGGTCATGCGTTGTATTGCGTTGCGTGTGCTGAAAAGTTTGTAAAGAATGAATGGGTATGGCTAACAAATAAAGAAGTAGATGAGTGCTTGCGTGATTTGCCAACACAGACTATTGATGTTTACGCAAGACGTATTGAAACCAAAATAAAGGAGAAGAACACATGAACACAGAAGAAGATGATGAGTTTAAACGGATTGAAATGGAATCAGGATGGCGCAAGAGACAGATAGAGCAAAGCGAAATGTGTTCTAACTATGGAGGTTTCTGCAAAAAAGAATGGTTAAGTTTGACTGATGAGGAGCAATCTTTTGTGTACGACCAAGTAAAACAAATTGTAAGCGGCAAACCATTTTGGGTGAAGTTTGCAGATGCTATTGAAGTTAAACTAAAAGAGAAGAACAATGGATAAAAGAAAAGAATGGTTTCAGTTGCTTCAGGAGATGGGTTGCATAGTCTGTTTAAACGACCTTAATGTACACAGCGATCCAGACATTCATCACATCATTCATGCAAACAAACGCATTGATGATTTCCATACCATCCCTCTTTGTCCTTCTCATCATCGAGAGGGAATTAAAACTGAGATAGCGGTATCAAGGCATCCTTGGAAAAAGGAGTTTGAAAGACGCTACGGTACAGAAATAGAGTTGTTGGAGCAAGTAAAAGAGATAGCAGATGGACTACGTAAAAACCGAATAGGAGGAAGACATGCTTAAAGCAAGTGGATTTGATGACGCAATCATAGGGCAAGCAAGCGTATGGCGTGATGGAGGTCAGCACAATGTACTTGTGTATGACGCTGAAAAAATACGAGCCATATTAATGACAAGGGATTTTATGAATTCGGAAGAGGCAAGAGAGTTTATTGAGTACAACATAGAGGGGGCATACATGGGAATACATACGCCTATCTATGTTTGGACTGAGGACTACCTTCCTAACGACTGACCTTGGCTTCCCTGATGGCATCGTTCAAAGATGTCATCAATACAAAGATTGCCTCATCGTAACTTTTTAAATCACTGTCTGGAACATTTTGTTCTTTCAGTAACTTACGGCTACGTTTCATTTGATTGACTTTGTTATAAGTTTTGTCAACGTATTTATACAATCCCGCTTCGGGGTGTGCATTTAAATACTCATCAAGGTCTTGTCCCGCTTTGATGCGACCTTCAATCTCATGCTGATGTTCATTCATGGTTTTGACATTGTCATAGAACCTTGATGTTTCAACTGTCTTCTGTTTAACATCACCAAGCATGCGACCAATCACAGGTACATTGTTAGTAGCAAGTTCTTCTCCGCTGACTGTAGAGCCAAGCAACTTCTCTGTTTTTAATATTTCACGTCCTACGCCACCAGTAACTTGACCAATCAAATAATCTATTTGATCAGGGGTTGGACTGATAGCACCCTTCTTAAAGTCTGTTCCACCAGTTAAGAAATTAATTCCATAAGCCAAACCAGTGCTCACGGCAGATGCATTTTCTTTTGCCCGTGTGTATCCCGGTGTGGGGTTAAGGCTGTTTAAATCGTCTTTAGATATGGGCTTGCCTGAGAAATCTTTGTTCTCTGACAATGCAACAATTGGATCAAGCAAAGTAGGCGTTAGGGTTTGTGCAAATGTTGCACTACCCAATGGGTTGAACGCATCCATAATCATGGTGCTCATATCAAATACTGCTTTGCCAGCGTTCTTGTTATCAGACATTGCAAACTCAGTAGCACGTCTACCAAATGCGGGGAACATGTTAAAGCCTAGTGGCATTGGAATAGAGATGTAC